AGAGAGGACCCGGCCCCAACCCCTCCCCGAAACCGCGGGCAGTGGTGGCCGACCGCGGGCAGTGGTGGCCGCTCGAGGGGGTGTGACGATGGTCACGAAACCCCAGTACGGGCGCAAGTACCAGGCCCGACGGGCCTCGATGCTGGCCGAGGACTCCTGGTGTCGATACTGCGGGGAGCCCGCGACCCAGGCCGATCACGTCCCGCCCATCGCCCTCCATACGCACACCGGGGACGACGCGGGATGTTGCGTCCTGGTCCCGAGCTGCAAGGGCTGCTCCGACATCCAGGGCCAGGGAGTCCGAGCGGTCCGCCAGCGTCTCCGTGCTGGAGCGGGCGACCCAGGACTCCCCGATGCCCCGCTCCGGCCGCTGGAGGACGACCTGGGGCCTTCGGCGGCCGTCTGGGACGTTCCCTGGCTCCGTCTCCTCCGTCTGGTCCCGAACGGGGCTCGATGGCCCCGCTTCATGTCCGCCCCCCACCCCGACGCGGTCGACTCCCTCGGCCCGGAGGTCGAGGCCTCCGCCGACTTCCACGACGTCCGCCTCCGCTGGTGGCAACGCCTCGCCCTCGCCCGCCTCCTGGAGGTCGACGCCTCGGGGGAGTTGTGCTGGTCCGAGGCCATCCTGTCGACCCCTCGACGGGCGGGGAAGTCCTGGCTCCTCCGGGAGTTGTGCTGGTGGCGTCTGATCCACGGACCCGAGCGATTCGGGGAGGACCAGACCATCCTCCACACGTCGAGGACCCTCGTCGTGACCCATGACGTCGCCCGCCCGGCGATGCGTCGAGCAGGCGACACGGGCTGGGCGACCGTGTCCCGCTCGCCGGGGCGGGAGCGCATCTTCCGGGGCGAGTCCCAGTGGATGATCCTGTCGGAGGCCGGGGCCTACGGCCTCGGGGCCGGCCTGGCCATCTGCGACGAGGGCTGGGACTACGCGGTGACGACCGTGACCGAGGGCATCCAGCCGACGATGATGGAGCGGTCGAGCCCCCAGCTCCTCCTCGTCTCGACCGCCCATCGCAAGGCGACCCCGCTGATCCCTGACCGTCGAGCGGCTGCCATCGAGGAGCTGACCGAGCCTCGTCGCCGGCTCCTCCTGGAGTGGAGCGCGGAGCCGACGGGCGACCTCTTGGCGGACGCGGAGGCCGCCTCGCCCATCTGGGACCGCCACCGAGCCCGGCACGTCCAGGACGCCCTCGACGACGCCCGCCGTCGCCGGCCCATCGTCGGCGAGGTCGACCCCGTCGACATGTTCGCCTCCCAGTACCTGAACGACTGGGGGGCCGGTCGTCAGCTCGGGAGGGAGCCCGGGGAGCCGCTCGTCGAGGTCGAGGCCTGGGAGGCCGTCCGCCGGCCCCAGGAGGGGCCTTACGCGGTCGCTGCGGTCGAGGACTACTTCGGCCGGACCTTCGCCGTCGCCTGGGCACACGTCGACCCCGACTCCCTCGACATCACGGTCGGGGCCTCCGTCGTCGGGAGCCGGGCCGCCCTGGCCGACGCCCTGCTCGGCCTCCAGGCGGAGCGTCTCATCGTCGGGGCCTCCCTCCTGAACGACCCCGTCTTCGACGGCTACGGGGCCGACCCCGTCGGCTCCAGGGAGACGAAGGCCGCCCTGGCCGCCCTCCGCCGGGGAGTGGCCGAGGGCCGCGTCCACCACGACGGTTCGGTCGACCTGGCCGAGCAACTGGCGGAGGTCCGGGTCGTCGAGCGGGCGGAGGGCCTGTCGATCGTCGCCGGCCAGCGGTCCGACCTCGTTCGCTCGGCCGCCTGGTGCATCGCCTTCGTCGAGGCTCAGCGGGTCGTCGGGCCGGCCATCATCTGACGATGGCCACCGTCGCCCTGGTCGTCGCCCTCGTCGCCCTCGGGGCGGTCCTGGCCCTCGCCCTCTTCGTGCTCGACCGCCAGCGGGTCACCGAGGTCACCTGGGTCGAGGACGACCTCGACGGGGACCCCGACCGCCCCGCGTGACGGGGATCGCCCCCTGACAGGGAGCGCGGGGTAACATCCCCGGTCATGCCGGACTACCCCGAGCCTTCTCCCGAGCCCGAGCCGGAGCCGACCCCCGAGCCCGAGCCCGGGCCGGAGCCCGAGCCCGGGCTCCAGGTCATCACGACCCGCACGAAGGACTACCTGGGGCGGGTCCTCCGCAACATCGCGACCGCCGGCATCGACCACCTGGGTCGGAGCGTCGCGGCGGGGGACAAGGACTACCTGGGTCGAGCCCTGGTCGCCTGACGATGGTGGGGGAGTACGTGACCGAGGGCGGCCTCCTGGTGACGGACCGCCGGCACGACCGGGGCCTCCCGCCGAACGGGAACGTCCCCGTCGGGACCGTCGGTCCTGACAACGTCAACCCCGGCCGCTTCGTCATGTACCCCGAGGGCGGCCTCCACTCCGAGGCCTGGAGCGGCTGGCCCGTCGACTGGGACACGCCTCCGGGCGGCCCCCGCTGGTCGGGCTACGGGGTCGGCCGCCAGGGCGACCTCTTCGGCCGGGCGACGACGGCCATGACCTGTGTCGACCTGAATTCCCGGCAGTTGGGAAGTTTCCCCTGCTACGGGGTGAAGGGAGACGTCCCCTTCGTTCTGCCCGAGTGGGCCTCCTCCCCCGAGCCCGCCCTCTACGAGAGCTGGCCCCAGTTCGTCCAGGCGGCCGTCAACTCCCTCCTCCTCCGGGGCGAGGCCGTCACCTACGTGACGGGCCGCTACGCCCCCGCCGGCCCCGGTCAGACGGGCCGCATCGCCCGCTTCACCCTGCTCGACCCCGACGCCCTGTCCGTCGAGCTGGTCGACGGTCAACGGGCCGTGACCATCGCCGGGACCGAGGTCCCCCCGGACGACGTCTTCATCGTCCGCTACCAGTCGATGCCGGGCCGGCTCCGGGGAATCACCCCGATCGAGTGGGCCGCCGGCCCCCTCATGACCGCGGCCGCCCTGGAGCGCTACGCGGCGGACGTCGCCGGTCGGGGTGGCATCCCCTGGGCCGTGCTGAAGAACGCCCGCCAGGTGACGGGGAGCCAGGCTCGGGACGCCCAGTCGGCCTGGGTCGCGGCCTCCGCCCGCCGCGACGGGGCTCCGGCCGTGCTCGGGAACGACTGGGCCTTTGAGACGGTCTCCCTGTCCCCGAAGGACATGCTCCTCCTGGAGGTCGAAGAGTTTGAAGAGAGGCGCGTCGCCGCCGCCTTCGGGGTCCCCGCCTATCTCGTCAACGTCGAGATGACGTCGGGACTCACTTATGCCAATGCCAGTGGCATCCGCGACCAGCACTGGGCCGCCACTCTTCGCACCATCGCCAATCTCCTCTGCTCGGGGTGGTCCCGATGGCTCTTGCCACGGGGCCAACGTATAGAGATGAACCCGGACCGTTATGTCCAGGGTCCCCTCCCCGAGCGGGCGATGGCCTATCAGACACTCTTCAATCTCCTCGACCCCGTCACGGGCGAGCGGGCGATGACGATTGACGAGATACGGGCGGCCGAGCGGCTAGCCCCGACCGGCTCCGCCCCCGCCCCCGACGTGACCGACGTCGGAGCGCAAGCGATGACCGGAGGGCAGAGCACATGACCGACCTCGACGTTGCCTCCATCCCGACGGGGAAGGCCGATCACGTCCGTCGGGCCTGGCCCGGGGAGCTGGAGCTACGGGACGCGGACGACGGTCCCCAGGTGGTCGGCCGCATCATCCCCTTCGGGGTCACGGCCGACGTCGCCGACGTCATCGACGGGACCCTCGTCCGCTACCGCGAGCGCTTCCTGCCGGGCTGCACCGCGAAGGTCCGCCAGGACGCCTCCCGCACGGGCGGCCCCCGCTGGGTCGCCCTGAAGCTCGGTCACGTCGAGACGCTGGACGAGCGGGTCGGCTGGGCCAGGAGCATCGAGGAGCGCGAGGACGGAGTCTGGGCGACCTTCGGTCTCTACCTCGACCCCCTCCGCCTGGACAAGATTCGCGCCATGCTCCGGACGAGCCATACCGGCCTGTCCGTCGAGTTCACCGACCGGATCGCCCCCGAGGTCGACGTCGAGGCCGGCCTCGTCTCCCGCCGGGCGATCGCCCTACACGGGGTCGCCGCCACCCCGGTCCCCCAGTACGCGGACGCCATGATCGCCTCGGTCCGGGGCGGGGACGACCTCGACCTGGGGACCCCGAACATCGAGCGGGTCGAGGCGATGCTGGCCGAGCTGGACGGCCGTGGTCCTTCGGAGTGACCCTGCCATCTCCGTCGACGAGGGCGGCCTCCTCGTCCTCTCTTGGCCCCTCGGCCGCTCCGGGGTGGTCGAGGTCGAGGCCTCCGTCCTGGAGGACCTCGTCGAGCGGGCCAACCTGGGTCGCCGGGCGATCACGGTCCTCGGGGTCATTGCCCAGGCCATCGCCACCCTTGTAACGTCCCCCGCTGACAACGCAACTACTGGCGCACCGACCCAGCCGGTCGACACCCCGTAGCGCGGACACCCCGTCACCACGCGGACACCCCGACACGCGGACACCCCCCGAGGAGTCCCGGTCGCCTCCTGACACCAGGAGGACCCCGTGTCCGACGAATACACGACCCAGCTCCTCGACCGCGTCGAGAAGAAGCGGGGCCTGATCGACGTCCTGAAGGGCCAGGCGGTCGAGCAGGGCCGCGACCTGTCCGACGAGGAGATGGCCCAGGTCGAGGCCGCGATGACCCAGGTCCGCGGCTGGAACGACCAGCTCACGAAGCTCTCTCTCGACCTGGAGCTGGCCGAGGACGCCCAACATCGCCTCGCCGGGCTCGGCCGCTCGGGGGCGGTCCCGGGCGGGGACTTCCACTACCGCTCTGACGGGGACCTCCTCTGGGACGTCCTCCACCAGAACGACCCCGACGCCTTCGCCCGCTATCGGCGGGTCGCCCGCCGGGCGGCCGAGCACATGGGAACGACGGCCGCGGCGACGACTCCCGTAGCGGGCGACCTCGCCGGCCTCATCGTCCGCCCCGTGGTCGGCCCCGTGGTCAACCCCTACGCGTATGGGATGCCGCTCGCCTCGGCCATCGGGCTCCGGGACGTCCCGGCCTCCGATGGCTACGGCTTCGCGAGGCCCCAGGTCGTCGACACGTCCTTCACCACGGGGATGGCGACCCAGACGCTCCAGAAGGCGGAGCTTGCGTCAAAGGCTTTCTCCATCACGGCCACCAATGTCGACTTGACGACCATCGGCGGATATCTCAATATCAGCCAGCAGCTCATCTCCTTCCAGAGCGCCAGCCTCTCGATAATCGTCCAGCAGCTCCGCGAGCGCTTGGAGCAGGAGGTCGAGGCCTTCATGGTCGCGGCCGTCCAGGCTGGCGCGACGAAGGTGACACTGGCGGCCGGGGCGGACGCCGCGACAATCCTGAAGGCCATCTACACGGCCGCCGCGAATTACTACACGGCCACCAAGACGATGCCGAGCTGGATCGCGATGGGACCCCTCGGCTGGGCCAGGCTCGGCGGCCTCGTCGATGCGGCCGGTCGACCCCTCTTCCCGACGCTCGGGGCCGCCAATGCTCCGGGCTCGATGTCGGCTGACACCTTCTCCGCCAGTGTCGCCGGCCTCCAGGCCGTGATTACTCCAAACATCACGGACGATACCTTCTATATCGGCGGGTCAGCGGCCGTCGAGGGCTATCTCTTTCGCTTTCCACTGTTGGAAGCGGTCGAGCCTTCGGTCCTCGGCCGTCAGATTGCGATCGCGGTCGCGGTCGCCGCCTACAAGCCGACCCCCTTCGCCGGGGCGATCCAGTGGTTGGCCCCGTGACGGTCGCCTTCCCTCGACGCCCGGCGGAGCTGGAGGCCTTCTACTCCGGGTCCCAGCTCCCCGCCGCCCGCGGCGCGACCGCCGGCATCCCCGGGAGCTGGACGCCCGCCGGCTCCATCCCTCCCGCCACCCCGGCGGACCTCCAGGGCGGCCGACCCGTCACGGTCACCGCCTCGCCGGCCACCCCCTGGACGACGGGACAGTTCGTCCAGACGCGCCTCGCCGGGGCTCCC